CTGTTACTGTTGTTACACTCGTTTACACAGATATGGTTGACTCTCTCTGCAACTTCGACAGGTGTTTTGCCGAAAGCATACCATGGTAAACGTTTCATGTGCTCCGCGAGGGAATACATGTAGCAAGACCAAGCGAGTTTCAGGTCACCAGGGAGTGTCGTTATCACTCTCGGAGCTGCAAATTTACCGTAGCACTCACGCTTCATGAAACTTTGGAACGATTTGCTGATGTTGGCGAACCAAGCATCTGCAGTCGCAAGAATACGGCGCTGGCTCGGACGGTCTTGTCGGATCCATGCTTCTTGCGGGTCGGCTGGTGAAAGTGATCCAGCGCGGTCGCCCCAAAACTGCTCAATGAACTCGTCTTCATACTGACGGTAATAAGGCGGCGGTACAGTCGCGTCATTGTCAATCGCTTCTACGCGACACCTGATTGCTGATTCCTCTGAGTGCGGATGTGCGGCGGGACTGAGCGAACTGTCGTGCACGGGTGCCTCCCCGGGCAGCAGTATCGACCGCATGCTATCCTTCGGGTCGTCGAGTATCGGCCTGTCGATATATGGCAGGTACGAATGGCCTACTCTGTCGTCACACACGGGAGGTGCTCGCACAACCAATTTGTCGAGCACTGGCACTCCCTGCGTGAATGCGCGCAGAGCCAACATGGCGGCCGTGGATGTGTCGAGGTCAGCCATTGGATAGGTCTTGGCCTCAAGTTTCGTGGTTTTTAACACACCGGCGTCCGTCTGCTGGTTGGTCCTCTCCGTAGTCGTATTCTTCGCGTGAGCGAGGATCGACTCGATAGACGTCGCTTGCAAGTCTTTCGACCGTGCGAAACGCGTCGCGATGCTAGCCCAGATGGTTTCGGGCAAGTGAGCTTCACTATTCGCATCACTCAACGACACCATGACGACCCCGTCGTCAAGGTAGCAGTTCCGCGCCCAGCCGGGCGCTACCTCGAAACGTTTGCGCTTTAACGGAGCCTCCTCCAACAGGTGGTAAAACGGCCAATAGACTGTACGTTTAGGTGTTAGCAAGACAAGTCTACGGTCCGAATCGTTGGGCAGGGTCCTCGACTCTACGAGGAACACGGTCCGCTTCCAGCCGGTGGTGTCTGTGCACGTTACGACGTCCCGGTCGTAATCCCAAAGCTCATGCTCGTAAGTTGCTCCGCCCTTGCACGTAGTGCGGATGACGTTACCGTTCGCTTGGAAGTAAGCGTCTGGAAGGTCACCTCGAACGCGACGGGGCAAAAACGTTAGCATAGCGGTGGGCAAGTTGTAGTCGGCTAGAAAATTGGGCAAATCGTCGATATAGAAGTCGACGTCAGACAGTTTGATGATAGTGTCTGATTCCGGTTCGGGCCAGCCGAGGCTGGGAGGGAGTGCCAA